CGGCACCACCGCCTCGGTCGCCAGACCAGACGCGGTGACAGACGTCGCAGAGGCCGCCGTGGCCAGCTTGAGACCGTTGTTGCCCGCAACACCGAAGCCCGAGGCCAGCACCAGCATGCCGGCCAGGAAGGCGCCCGCGTTGGTCTCATCCGGCGTGCCTGCCGCCGTGGCCACCGTGTACACCGTTGAGCTCACGTCGGAGATGGCGCTGTCCGCCGTGCCGTCGTTGTCACGCACCGGCACGTAGTTCCAGGACGCCATCATCGCGTTGCGAATCAGAAGGTCCAGGGCCTTGTACGAGACCTCCATCGGAAGCTCACCACCCGCCTCGATTCCGACCAGCACCAGGTCGGTCACGTTGCGGTCAGCCACGAGCTCGTCGGAAACGACCGTCGTGGGCTGAAAGCTCAGGTTGGCCGCGGTGATACGCAGGGTCTGGAAACGAGGGTTGGTCGGCGTGATGCCGAACACCGTCTCGTCGATCATGCGTACCGCGGTGAGATTTGCATCAGACATCTAAACCTCCCTTAGGGTGTAACATTGTCGGTTTGCCAGGTGATCGTGACCGGGCGCATGTACCAGCCATCCGTAGTCGCAATACCCGTGCTGCTCCAAATGTTGCGTAGACGCACAACCAGCGTCTGGTATACGATATGTGATCCCGGGGCAAACGTCTGCTGCATTGCGCCTACCAGATCGTCTGCTGGCTTTGCACCTAGCGCCTTCGGAAAGAACAGGTCGACAAAATACGCCCCATTAAGACGGACCAGGCGATCGCGATCACCCAAGGATGCCGTCTGGTTGGCCTGCGGTGCCAACCGTTCACGCAGCCATACCACTGGTGTCGCTGAATCGACATTCGGCTTGGTAAACTCGCGGTTTTCAAGCGACCACAGTGCCTGGGCAGGAATACCGCTCACGGTCAGCAGGCGCGTCCGCAGGGCTGCCCGAAGCAGTTCGTAGCCGTCCGCCAGAGGTGCCGGCATTATCGCGTCGTCACCAACTTGGTCTTGCCCATGATGACGCTCACCATGCTGACGCTTGTAGGCTGATACCCGTTTGCCTTCCCCGCCGATGCCTGGTCAATCATGAAGCGCCATGGAGGGGTAGCCACATTGGCAATCTTCCCATACACCGTCACGATGGCCACGGTGTCCCAGGACTTGCGCAATGCAATGGCGCCAGCGCTGATCTTGCCAGCGACCGCCACCGTATCCACGGGCCAGAGCTTGTCCGTCAGCCATCGCACCGACTTGACGCTGTCACCCCAGGTGACGCGAAACAGGGCCGCAGCCACCGGCTGTCCAGTGACCATGACCAGGGGCACCTCAGTCATCACCACCGGGGTCGGTCGCGGCTTGGGCAACGGCTTTGCTTCAGGCGTACCTGGGGCACAGGCCATGAGCACGAGCGTAATGAAGATCAGGTACTGTCGCATGGCTGTTTCTCCTCCAGGTGCCGTATGACCGCCGCCAGGCGATCCCAATATGATTCGTTGTCTGGTCTACCCGTTGCTACTGTCATGAGCGCAGCAAACGCACACTGCCGTAATGCCTCTTCTACCGTACCATGGCGAGCAACCCAGCGTTGAGCCCTACTAATCTCCCAGGGCTCAACGCGCATGGTGTTACTTGCCGTTCCGCGTCGTCATGTTTGCCGTCAAACCCTTGTCTGCACGCGGGTCATTGATGGCTGCTGTACCACCGGTACCAGTCAGCGAGTGTCCATTCGCCGAGAGCCAGCCCGTGAAAGCGATCAAGATGACCGCGGCCAGGTTGCTGTACGGCTCCGGAATGAACGTGGCAAAGAACGCCGTGATCTGATCGTGCGTCGCACCCTGGATGATGGTCAAGATGAAGCCGATCAGATTGGTGAGCTTGGCAAACGGTGCCGACATGGTGCCTCCTTGAGTGGACCTACTTCTGCATTGTTCCGTAGTAAATGATGACCTGTGACCCATCAGGCGAAAGCGGTGTGCACGCGCTGATGTTCCAGTTGGTGCCTTCCCACCCGATGATCGACATTCCGGTCTCCGGCACAAATGAGAGACCCACAGCGGCCATCAAGAACTTGCGGTACTTCTCACGGATCTGCAACTGCTGCTCAAACGTATCACTACTGCGGCCTCTCAACGGAAAGGCCACCAACTTCACATCAGCATTTTGCGGGGTGGGGGTGGCAGGTGTGTCTGCTACGACATTGACCGAACCACTCAACACCATCCGCCGCAATGTTACAACACGACCTGCCTCTTCAATCTGCTGCAGGGCTGATGCGGCGTCAGGTGCGTAGTCAGTCGTCATGCTGCCCGTTCCTGTTCAACACGCATCGCATCATCCAACAACTGCTGGCCTGCAGCCAGGGTGAGGCGGACCATGCCCTGAGGCGCCTGCTGTGAATGACCATATTCCAGGGCCTCGATATACGGCGCGTTGTTCAGCAGCCAAATCACATCGGTCAAGCCTGCAGCGCCGATCACGCTCAGGCTGGTGTCCAGGTTGGCCATTCCAGACTTGTCGTGCGTCAGGTGCGAGCCTACTGCGTCAGATGCGGCCTGTCCTTGCGCGCTGTTCAAGACCACGTACCAACTGGCCCGGGCGAAACCAGTGTCAACCGGTGTACCTGGCGCGTACTTCCCGCCGACGATGATGTTCTCAGCCGCGTCAAAGGCCACTCGGTGAAAGACCCTGACCAGCAACTGCTCCGTCGTTTGCACGTTCTTGTCCAACCGTGCCAGGAAGTCCTGCAACTTCAGCGGCTGCGTCTTCCTGGCCATTGTTCACCTATCACTGAATGAAGTCGAATTGCCCCGGGATGTACGGCGAAGTATCCACCGGAATGTACACCGCCGGCTCAGTCCGCTGCGGCCCCAGGTTCCGCAGCAACGGTGCCAGGAAACCCATGATCGTGACCCGCACCGTTTCGCCCGGAATCGGGGACAGGATCTGGAACCGTTCAGGCTTGAACCATGTCGTCGTCAGGACGTCAATCGTCTTCGTCTGAATCTGCAAGCCACCATTTTGCAGGTCGCTCTGCAGAACAATTCCTGCGCGGTCCAGGATGGCCAACTCGGCGTTCGCATCCTTCAAACGCCAGGGGATGAACCCATCCGGGATCGTCTGCCCGCTGATCTCACTGCCACCAGTCCGCGGCCAGGGCATGCGCTGGATGCCATACTGTCGGGTCCCGACATACTGCAGTCGGAGCTCATTGGCCAACCAGTCGCCGCCCTTGATAACCGAGATGTTCAGCTGGTCGGCGGTACCGGTGAAGACGAGCCCGCGAGCGGCTGCGTAGTCCGTGACGTATGCAACATCGCAAAACGCCTGACCATCAGCCTTCCCGGTCCCGTCTTCAACGACCGCCACGATGGGCACTGGTTACTTCTCCGCCTTCGGCTTCTTCGCCTCGGCCAGGTCCTTCTCCAGCTGCACCACCTTGGCCTGCTCAGCCACCAGGGCAGCCTGCGCATCCTGGAGCGCACTGGCAGCGGTCGCCAGGTCGAGCTTCAGCTGCACCATGGCCTCGGCCTGGTCCTGGTTGTCGCCGGCACCGTAGGTCACGAAACCTTCCGTGAGCCGACGTGCCAGGGCATCCTCAGGCCAACGGGCCAGGTCCTCGTCCTTCACCACGTCGTCGATGCCATACGCGACACCACCCGACGTGAACTCCTGCTTGACGATCAGCACTGCCTTCATGGTCGCGTCCTCAGTGTACGGCGAGGGATGGCGCGTGAAACCATCCCACGGCGCAGGTGGATGTTACGAGATGGCCGAGTTGAACATGTAGCCGCATTCCGCGGCGATCTTCCGCATGTCGTACGCCATCTCGCCCTCGATCCGGTCGGACCGGAGCTTCTGCTCCCGCCACTTGCTCATGCGGATGCCGTACGCACCGGCACCGGTGTACCCCGACCAGGTGAACGTGTAGCCAGCCGTCGGCATCATCAGCGACGGGGTCGGCGCCGAGTAGCAGAGCAGCGCATGCTTGCCGGCGATGAAGCCGGTCGTCTGCGTGCCACCCTCGATGCCGCTCGAGTAGATCCCCTTGAAGATGAGGAAACGCGAGACGCCGAAGTACCGCGCCATCATCGCCTCATCGATCGAGTCGGCCGAGGTGTACTTGAACTGGTCGCGGATCGCCGCGTTGTCGCGGAGCGCCGAGAAGACCTCGTAGCTGACGACCAGGGTGTTGGCCACGAATCCGGTGGCCCCGAGGATGGCACGCTTGCCGGCCTCGACGTTCGCCAGCGGCGTGCTGGTGGAGACGTCCCAGCGGAGGAACTGGCCGCCGGTCGGACCGGAAGCAACACCGGTCACGTCCGTGCCCCAGATGCCCGAACCGAAGAAGTTCGTGACAAACTGCCGCTCGCGACGGATCAGCAGCTTCTGGGTGACGTACTGGGTGGCCGCCGTGTCCAGGCTGAGGACCGAGTCCGCATTGGCGCGGGTCTGGTCATCAATGTCCTTGTGGAACGCTTCCGGCTCACACCGGTAGCTGGCGGTCGTGAGATCGAACCCGCCACCCGCGGACTCGGTCGACGGGGCGCGCTTCCGCGCTTCATCGCGCAGGAAATCGCCCTTGTTGTAGAGGTAGTACAGGTCCGTCTGCTTCTCCACCGGCAGCACCGGGAAGACCCGGTCCGCGATGAAGTTGTCCTGCGACTGGACGTACGCCACGCTGACGTTGGTCAGCGGTGCATTGACGTGAACGTCACCCGGCGTCGGCGTGTTCTTGAGAACCCGCACGCGCTGCTTCAGAATCTTCATCATGCTCTCCTTCAGAGGTTCAGTGAGCGGCTGGATCAGCCAGCGACGCGGTTACGGGATCAGGCGGAGCGGCAGCAGGAGGATGCGGATGATCTCGTCCGCATTCGCCGACGTCTCGAGCGCGACACCGATCACGTACGCACCCGAGCCGGTCGCGGTGATGACACGGCCGGAGGTGTCCGACATCAACTGGTCACCCGCAGTGACCGCCGCGCCGCACTTGGCCTTGGTGACACCGGCAATGGCGACCGTTCCCGGCGAACCCGACGGCGGCTCGTTGAGAAGGATGCCGATCGAGAGCGTGGTGGCCAACACGTTCGACGCGATCGTGTTGACGCCGCTCACCTTCACGAGCGTGTACTGCTTGGCCGACAGGTCAGCCGACGCGTTCAGGCTGCCGATCGTCTGCAGGTTTTCGAAAGTGGACATCGTGTTCTCCTAGTTCGTGAATCAGGTCGTGACAGGGTGGTGCTGAGTCTACACCATCAGAGCGTCAACGTGTGGTAGTACACCGTCGCCTCGAAGGTGTTCGCTGCGTTGCCACCCGTGAGGTTGCCGC